AAAAGAGAGGTCCACGTCAACATAAAAAAAATTTAAATAAAAACGAAAAACGTCAAAAAAATACTAAACGTTACAAAGGCCAGGGTTGACAATTATCCCAAAATATCCTAGTTTGTAGTCATGAAAGAAAAAAAACTAACTATAATAAGTAAAGACATAACACAAAAACAATGGTCTAATCTTGTATTAGAATTAAACCTGATACGTAAATCATGGTCTTCTTATGCAACAATAGAGTTGCAAGGACCTGGTATAAAAAAGATCATAGCCCACGGAACACGGAACTTTGACTCAAAAGAAGATTAATGGAACTGATAATTTTAGACGACGGACTCTATCGATTAATTCCTGTATCAAAGCAGATGATGGAACATATATCTTTATTGGAACCAGTAAAGTGCATGGACCTATGCGAGATACTTCGAGCAAAGTTAACCGGGTACGTAGACACACTAAACCTACACATCATGAATGATGGTAGTGGTAGTCTAATCGGTTGTATTTGTAGATAGACCTATCCTAAAGAGGGAAAAATAAGGATAGGTTATTGTGGTGAGATGATGTTGCTATAACACATTTCGGCCACAATATCAAATAGTATTCTGTGCAGTGCAATGAAACTTAACAAACATGTTATATTGATTAACATCTGTTCGTCCTATCTCTGTCATTTTTTTTAATGATTCTTCGTAACCAAACATCAAGCAGTCATACTGTGTATTAAATTGATCAGGCCACTCGTAAGGTTCTAAACAAGTGCCCGCTACTTGTGAACAAATAATTAATAATAATGTAATTTTCATACTTGACAAATCTCCTGATAATCCTATATATTGCTCACAATTAAATGAAAGGAAGTCAAATGACTGATATAACTAAATATAGAAATGTTTCTTTAACACATGAAACATACAAGACATTGATAAGTTTGTCGAAGGTATTATTGCCCGATGCAACATTATCGATCAGCAAAACCATTGAATCAATTGCAAATGAGAAAGCGAAGAAACTAAATGGCAAAATTAAAAAAGATTAGGCATAAAATCATTTGTCCTAATTGTAAGGGCAACGGTTTTATTAAGATTGTAGACAATTATAAAGAGACTAACATACATCAATGTTGGGACTGTGAAAGTCAAGGAGAGTTTTATGTGGATGAGTCCGAAATTATTGAGTCTTATGTTGATGCTCATTATGCTGCAGATGATGATGTCAAGTTGCACTAGGGATATAACTCCCAACCCGTTAACGGTAATTAGAATGGTGGTGAAAAATGGCTCACAGTAAACATATAAAAGGCGATCGTGCTGAACTGATTGCTGCTGAATATTTTATTAATTTAGGATATTCTGTACACCGTAATATGTCACAACATGGTCCAGTTGATCTAGTGTTGATTGATGAGGATGGCATGGGAGACGTTATATTGATTGATGTAAAAGCTATCAGTTTACGAACTAAAAACGGTTACAAGGTTAATAGAGCACAGACTAAAAAACAAAAGGAACTTGATGTACAATTAATTTTTGTAGATCTAGATACTAAAGAAGTGTTAGATGTGATGCCAAGTAAACGAGATAAACAAGTTAAGAAAACGGATATGACTAACGTTGTACCCTTTGAAAGGAAAAATGTTTGATAAATATATATACAATGGTTTACATTTTATAATGAAGTATGCAGGTCAGCTTAATGCATGGGCCTGGCGTAAACATGTTAAGATACTTAGAGATAAACAAAACATTGAACGTGAACAATTATTAAGTAATCAAGAAAACGCACAATACTTAGAGGAGTTAAAAAGAAAGCTATGAAAAAGAAATTTCAATATGATGGTAAGTCTAGACCGAGTAATGATTTATATAAAAAAAATTTTGAAATAATATTTGGTAAAAAAATAGATAAAGATAAGGAAGAGTTAGAAGGATACTATCTTGATGGTAAAGGTATAAAAGTTTTAACTAAAAAGAAACCATGATGGATGATACGGACATTTTAGAATACCATAACATTGGTCGAAAGATAAAAAAGAGTAATAAATACAACTATATACGTGGTAAACAGCTCACGGACCCCGGATCAGGGACCAGGGTTTATGACATAGATAATTCTAGACTTCCGAGTGTGACTACTATATTAGGTGCCACCGCAAACAAAGATTTTTTAAAGAAATGGCAGGCTAAAGTTGGAACAGAAAACGCAGAACGAATCAAAAACCATTCTAGTAATAGGGGGACATGTATGCACAAATTCTTGGAGCACTATATCCTCGGAACTGGGTGTGTGGATCTTACAAGCATCGGACAAGAGGCGCGTCCCATGGCCGACAAAATTATTGAGATTGGTCTTGCGCCAGTGGAAGAATGGTATGGCTCTGAAGTCATGCTACACTACCCAGGTCTATACGCGGGCTCAACAGATTTGGTATGCCTGCATAATGGCAAAGAAACTATTGTTGACTTCAAACAAGCTAATCGTCCGAAAAAAGAAGAATGGATCGAAGACTATTACTTACAGATTGCCATGTACGCCATGGCCCACGACTACGTCTACGGCAGCAAGATCGAGCAAGGAGTTATCATGGTCTGCACGCCTGACTTATATTATCAAGAATTCAAAACAGAAGGTGCAAACCTTAGAGCCTGGAAGCACAAGGCATTAAAACGAATCGATATGTATAACGAGCTTATGCACGATGAGAAAGAAAGAACAACACCAATGAAAGCAGAGGATTTTAATGACAAAAAAAGGTAAATTAATCTATAAAATTAAGTGTTTAATATTAAAATGCAGGCAGAAAGCTAAATTTTTATTGGCTATAAAACTAAGAGATATATTAAAGGAGATAAAATGAACGATATGTTGTTTAGAACGCTTCTAAAGAGATATGAAGCAAACATAGAGGACGCATTGTACAAGATACAATCGTTTAATGAGAATAATATAATTATACCAGAACACATAGATATTACTGGTGAAGTTGACAAACTATTACAAATTATTGCAGAAGCTGAGGACAAAGTGGCAGTAATGAGGAAATATTATGTCCAAAATAAGGCAGATAAACAAGTAATATGACAATGTATATGTATGGGAAAAAAAATAAAAAAAAAAATAAAAACTACTCTAGAAATAATGTCATTCTGTCACTTTCGTCTAGAAGTGTTGGTATATATGACTTTAGGGTAGACACTCAGGTAGACACTTTATGATTAAAGTGACAGATTATTTTGTCTACCTAGGTCAATTCTAGGATTGCCTATGCGCGAGGCTTTTCATTTTCATTGTTTTTTTAAAACTTTTGCCATACATATACATTTATGAAATCCAAAAAGAAATCTAGAAGAATCAACAGCTACACTAAACCAAAGACTGTTAAACAACACGTGCCGTTTCCATTCAAGCGTGTGCGTATCGATTGGATTGATATCATCACTGAAGGCGGCTGGGGTACAGACAAAGAGTTTAAAGACATGAAACTAGCTACACCTGTAAGTGAAGGTTGGTTGTTTAGTAAGGATGAAGAGACTGTAAGAATATTTGCAGGTTATGACGTAGAGTCAGATGGTTCTATTCACTTTTCGGAGAGGTCTGTTTTTCCAACTTCTTGTGTGAAGAAGATAACTCGGATTCATTAGGTGTCACATTTAGAAGAGGTGCGTAGTCGTCTAAGATTTGTTTCATTTTTGCTTCTAATTCTTGTTCTGACATGTCTTCTAGTTTCCCAGTTTTTATTATTTTTCGGTCTATGTATAGTCCTGCCGCTTTTCCCCTACTTACTTCAGCGTTTACAGCTGATGAGAAAGATCCTTTTTTTAAAGCTGCTTGCTTAATTCTATCTAGCTCTGCTATGTGTTTGGAGTAGTTTACTTCATGCTTTTGTAATCGTTCGTCATGTAGTTTACCGATGTATTGTACCACAAGAGGTGACAGTCTTGGATTAGTTAACTCACTACCTTCAACACGTGATCTCTTGGGTGAGTATCCTGCCTGTTCTGCTGCTTCTGATTTAGATAGCGGTCCGTCAGGCCCACCAAATACTAATAGCTCGGCGAATCTTTTTTGCATTTCTGTTAATCTTTTTGGAACTCCCATATTGACTTTTTAAGGTAATCGTCCTATAAAGTCAAGGTATGAAAGATAAACGTACATATACACATTTGAAAGAACATGGAGAAGATATGAGTCACGAGAATGAAAGCAAAGTCGATCCTAAAGAAGACAGAGGTCCTGGAGATTTATCTTTATTGGTTGAGTTGCACAAAAAAGAAATATGGGATTGGAAACAAAAAGAATCAGAATGGGTCAAGACAGAAAACTTACTGTCAGGAACTAAAAAAATTATAGATGAGATGGGTGCTAAGATTATACAACAAGTGGCTGTCATAAAAGCATTAGAACATGATAATGAAGTTTACAAAAAAGAAATAGAGAAACTTCTTGCAGAAAAAAATAAATGAGAGTAAGAGATTTACAAGAATTCCTTTCTACTTTCACCGCTAGTAATAAGGCAGGCACGAGGCAAGGTAATGCTGTTAGTGATGCTGTACTCTACGTTGAAGTAAATGGTAAACTACATGAAATTAAAAAAATGGAAGTACAAGAGAACAGTCAAACTATATTTGGGTTAAACAAAAACCATCAATCGCACCGTCTTGTTTTAAAAACAGCGGAAGCATCTAATATAATTTTACCGGGAAATCTGCGTACACCGGGCGCATAATGCGAGGGGTAATTACCTCGATAATGACATGGGTCCAGAGGCAAAATTTTATCAACAAATCAAAAGAAATTTTAAGTCACTTTCACTTATCAGGATTGAAAATAGTAGCTTACTCGGTACTCCTGATCTATTGGTCTATAATACTTCTGGGCACTTTTGTACTTTAGAATTAAAAGTAACGAAGGGTAAAAAAATTAGGTTTAGTCCACATCAAATTGCCTT